TATGTGTTAAATAATGCATATATATGAGGGTATCAAATAATAAGGAAAGTAATTGCCAAGGATGGCGCTTATTATTATATAAATATATGGTATACTAGAGGGTATCTCATGGCATTAACAGATAATAAAAATTTATTGCAACCCACAGGATTCCGTGTTATAGTGGAAAGAGAAAACTATGGCAACCTAGAGTTCTTTGCGCAAGCTGTATCGCATCCAGGCGCGACTGTCGCCGCGGTAGAGATCCCCGTACCCAGAATTCAAGGATTGCCTATGCCAGGCGATACTATAAGTTATGGTGAGCTCTCGTTAAATTTAATATTAGATGAAGAACTCTCTGCATATAAAGAAGTTCAGAAGTGGTTAGAAGATTCTGTATACGGTAACCGAGAGGTTATACACCACGATATCTCTGTGCTAATTCTAAGTAGTCACAATAACTCTTGTGCAAAAATAAATTATAAAAACTGTATACCTACTCAGTTAGGTGCTATAGAATTTAGTTCTACAGCTGGTGATGTGACGTACGTAAACTTTGATGCGACCTTTAGATTTACGGAATTTGTTTTGTTATGAGTCTAACCAAGTTTCCGATTAAGAATACAGCAGTTCTGAGCATTCTTGAAGATTTCAGATATACTTATCGTGAGTTATATCGACCGGAAAATACTAACACATGTCTGTTCCCTGAAATGAAAGGTATGGCGGATCTCTACACTGGTGAAGATGAAATGTGGCGTATCATTGACATGGGAGAGGAGCATGACGGTGCTGCATCAAACTCTGTATGTTATGCAATCAAACCAGATCACTATAACGGTACCCACCCAGAAGAGTACTCGAAGACGTGGATTAACCTCAACACCAGCCTGACCGAAGAGTTAGGTGTCCAACACAGTGCTCTCTCTACTCTATATCCACCCCAAGGGTTTATTGGTTGGCACAATAATGCAAATGCCTCAGCGTATAATATAATATTCACTTGGTCAGAACACGGTGAAGGATGGTTCAAATATGTTGACCCCAAGACTCAAGAGGTCATAACAATCCAAGATGAGAAGGGTTGGAACTTGAAGGCAGGACACTTCGGTATATATGGGTCTGGTGATGTAGTTTACCATTCTGCAAAGACAGATTGCTATAGGATGACTTTAAGTTACACGCTAGGACATGACGAAGATTATTGGAAAGATTGTATTGACTTTATAACCAGTTAGTGTTATACTAAATAACATTACATGAAAAGGTCTATATATGATTGATTTAGAATCCATTCTTACTGAATGGCAGAAAGACTGTGAGATATCACAACACCAACTGGACGAAGTCTCCCGACAGACTCCATCACTACATGCAAAATATTTGCAGTATCTGGCGTTCGCCAAACTACAACTCAAACGTTCTGAAAATAAACAGAAGACGTTGCTCAAGCAAAAGTTCTTATACTATAACGGAAAGATGTCTGAAGAAGAGGTCTTGGCGACTGGGTGGGATTTAGATCCATTCAATGGTCTTCGAATGTTAAAAGGTGAGATGGAGTACTACTACGACGCTGACTCTGAGATTCAGAAGTCAGAAGAGAAGCTCATATACTACAAAACTCTTATCGATACTCTGAAAGATATTGTTGATACTTTGAAGTGGAGACACCAAACTGTCAAAAATATGATTCAATGGCGTATGTTCGAAGCAGGTGGTTAAGTAACATATAAGTATACTCACGAAGTATGAAAGGATATTATTGAGATGTATGATACAGAAGATCTAAAGAAAGCAGAACAACTTCATCTGTTAGGACATAAAACAGATATTAATATTATTGAACTAGCAAAGATTCTTTATGAGCATAGACAACAAAATTCGAATCAGGATGTTGAACCACAGTTTCTTCGCGGTTGAAGCACACCCTGCACAAGAGAATGAGTTAAGAGAGTACTTTTCGTTTTTTGTGCCGGGCTACAAGTTCATGCCTGCCTACAAGCGCAAGCAGTGGGACGGTCGCGTAAAACTTTATAACATGGTGTCCAAACAAATGAACGTGGGTCTCTATACTCACCTTCGTCGTTTTTGTGCAGATCGATTTTATCAGTTAGAAATACTTGAGCACGAATATTATGGTGTACCATCGTTTAAAGAGGATATCGATCACCCAGCTTTAATTGACTTTCTGTCAGTGCTTGATGTTCCTTTTAAACCTAGAGACTATCAGTATAAGGCCATTGCTCACGGAGTCGAGAACAGGCGATGTCTGCTGTTGAGTCCTACGGGTAGTGGTAAGTCGTTCATCATTTATAACCTTCTCCGGTATTGCTATGAAGTGACTGAAGGTAAGATATTGGTCATTGTCCCAACCACCTCTCTAGTTGAACAGATGTACAAAGACTTTTCTGATTACGGTTATGATGTTGACGAGTTCTGTCATAAGATATACTCAGGTAAGGAGAAGGTTACGGACAAAAGGATTATAATTTCTACGTGGCAATCCATATATAAGTTTGGTCAGGAGTGGTTCGAACAATTTAATACCGTCTTCGGAGATGAGGTACATCTGTTCAAAGCGAAGTCTCTATCTACCATGATGGATAAATGTGTAGAAGCACAATACAGATTTGGTCTTACCGGAACCCTTGACGGTACTGAGACCAACAAATTAGTACTGGAAGGTTTATTTGGGCCCACGCTCACGGTGACGCGCACCGTAGACTTGCAGAAGGCTAAGCAACTTGCTGAGTTAGAGATATCAATTCTTCTGTTACGATATCATAGTGATATATGTAATATGATGAAAGATAAAACCTATCAAGAAGAGCTTGATTATATTGTTACATATGAACCACGTAATAAATTTATAAGTAAGATTGCATTAGATCAAAAAGGGAATACCTTGGTGATGTTTCAGTTTGTAGAGAAGCATGGTAAGGTATTATATGAAATGATCAGAGCCCTAGCAGCTGATGACAGAAAGGTATTTTACGTTTCTGGGGAAGTAGATGTTACTGATCGTGAACAAATACGGGGTATTGTAGAAAAAGAAAATGACTCAATTATTGTTGCCTCTCTTGGCACTTTCAGCACTGGCATCAACATCCGCAACTTGCATAATATTGTATTTGCGACTCCATCCAAGTCTCAGGTCAAAGTCTTGCAATCAGTTGGCCGTGGTCTCCGCCAGTCTGATGATGGTAGGACTACTAAGCTTATTGATATCGCTGATGATCTCCATGTCAACGGTCATAAGAATTTTACACTGAGACATAGCGCCGAAAGGATTAAGATATATACTAAGGAAGGATTTGATTATAAAGTGTATCCTATTGACTTAAAACCCACAAGAGTAGAAAATGATGACCAAGACGAATTCTTCGATTAGACATTTAAAGTTAGTAACAGGTGAGGAAGTTATCTGTGAGGTTTTAGACGAATCTTCAGATACTATCGTTGTAAATAATGCTATGAGTTTAATGCAAAATTCTTTAAAGAATGGAGATAAGTTCTTTACATTCAAGACATATATGATCTATCAGGATACTCCTACAAATGTAATAATAGTTTTTACTGATAAGATTATGTCCCTAGCAACACCAGCAGAAGGAATGATTGAACAGTATACTATTGCTCTCAGAGAGATGGCTAATTATTTAGAACAGAATTTCAATGAAGATGGTGTTGAAGATGAAAAAGACATTGATGACTGGTTAGATGATATGACAAAAGAAGATACTGTTATTGATTCAGATGTCAACGGAATGTTGATGAACTAAATTCTTATGTACTCCCCTCTGGGACAATAAAGATATTATACACTATAAAACAGGATCTGTCAAGGGCAAATGAAAATAAAAAATTATCCTTATATTATTATCGTAACAGATGTTACTATTCCTAAAAGATTTGCTGCAATAGTCCGTGGTTTCTTTATTTTTGTTCGACCGAAATACAAAGATAATATTCCCCTTATAGAACATGAGAAGGTACACGTTCAACAGTTCTGGAGAACGTTCGGTACTCACGGGATTTGGTATCAGTTCAATAAAGACTATCGACTTCGTTCTGAGTTAGAGGGATATGCAGTCCAGATAAAGAAGAGAGAAGAATTAGGTCGCCCCCCTAGGTTCGAAGACTTTGCAGGGTATATCGCGAAACACTATAATCTAGATGTTACTATTGACGAAGCAAAAGCATTGTTGATAGAGGAGCACAGTAAATTATGAAAGTAGTAGGATTCACTTGTTCGTCATTTGATCTATTACACGCTGGCCATGTCGCAATGTTACGTGACGCAAAGGCACACTGTGACTACCTTATATGCGGTCTCCAAGTAGATCCCTCTATCGACAGAGACAATAAGAACTCTCCTGTACAAACCGTAGTAGAAAGATACTCTCAACTAAACGCTGTAGGATATGTTGATGAGATCATTCCGTATGTCACTGAGCAAGACCTAGAAGACATTCTTGCAATGTATCAAATAGATCTGCGTATATTGGGTGATGAGTATAGGGATAAAGATTTTACAGGCAAGGACATCTGTAGGAAACGAGGTATACAATTATACTTCAATGAAAGGTCACATCGATTCTCTTCCTCTGACTTAAGGCAAAGAGTTAAGGGAAAAGATTGACAAGACCATCGATTTTTGGTATAATGGCTACTTAATTACACAAGTGATATAACTTATGAGCATTAAAGACTTTAACGAAATAATCTTCTCTTATCTCGAGAATGATAGTAAGGACAATAAGTCACAGGTAGAAAAGGTTCTTTCGAAGATATTTGAAAAAACTTTCAATACAGCTTCTTCGGGATTGTCTGGCAAACAACTACAGATAAAAAAGCGCTGTTTTGAATATTGTTTTTCATGTGTACCGGCGTTTCTAGAACAGTATCATGAGGATCAGAATGCTCTAGCTGATGGTGAGAAAGATTATGATGATGCCTATATTTATTTTCGCAAAGTGGTACAGAACTTTCGTAAAAAACTTAAAAAGACTCCTAAGAACAAACAGGATGATGTAACCGAGCTTGAGCCTCCTAAGCGTCAGTCACCTAAAGAAAAACCGCACTACGTAAATAATAGAGACTTCTCTAATGCGGTAGTAGAATACTGCATCACTGTAAAAGAATCTAAAGAGTCCAGTGGTACTCGCCCCGTAGTAACTAATTATATCGCTACCTGCTTTCTAAAGATAGCAGAAGGACTTTCTCATAAAGGAAACTTTGTTCGTTACACCTATCGTGAAGAGATGGTAATGGACGCAGTAGAGAACTGTCTCAAAGCAATTGAAAACTATGATATTGAAGCAGCCACTCGCTCGGGCAAACCCAATGCATTCGCATACTTCACACAGATATCATGGTATGCATTCCTCCGAAGAATTCAAAAAGAAAAGAAACAACAAGACATCAAGATGAAGTATATTGCTGAAGCAGATATCAGCGCATTCATGGATGGTGACGGCGAAGGTTTCTTTCAACAATCTCCTTTTGTAGACACTCTACGTCAACGTATTGATGTGGTAAAGGGTGCTGACGCAGAGTTCAAACAGTATGCAAAGGAAGAAAAGACAAGAAAGAGACGTGCAGTTTACGTTGACTCAGATCTATCAGAATATTTAAATTAGTATGCCCTTGACAGGAAGACGTTATTGTAGTATAATAGCCGTTATAAGTTACGTTAACAGTTGAGTGTTTTATGAAACTAGCAATATTAAATGATACCCATTGTGGGTGTCGGAATTCTTCTGACATTTTTATGGACTATCACGAACGCTTCTATAGCGAAGAGTTCTTCCCATATCTAAAAGAACATGGTATTACCCAGATATTACATTTGGGTGACTACTATGATAATCGAAAAACGATTAATCTTAAAGCATTAAACCATAACCGTCGAATTTTTCTGGATAAGTTACGTGAGTATAATATACACATGGACATTATCCCAGGCAACCATGACGTGTATTTCAAAAACACTATCGAATTAAACTCTCTGAAAGAGTTGATGGGTCACTACATGAATGAAGTTGATGTCATCATGGATCCTATTGTACGTGAGTATGGCGGTGTCAAGTTCGGACTGATTCCGTGGATTTGTCCTGAGAACCATAAGTCAACTATAAACTTTTTAGACAATTGTGGCGTAGACGTTATTGGCGGCCACTTCGAGCTCGCTGGTTTCGAGATGGATAAAGGTCTTGTGTGTCACACAGGTATGGATCCCAAACCACTAGAACGTTTCGAAACGGTGTTGACCGGACACTTCCATACTAAGTCTAGTAAGGGCAACATCCATTACCTTGGTGCTCAGATGGAGTTCTTCTGGAACGATGCTCATGATCCGAAGTACTTTCACATATATGATACTGAGACTCGCGAGTTGACTCCAGTACAGAATACTGTCACCTTGTTCCACAAAATATATTATGATGAAAATGTTATAGACCACTTCGAAGATATGTCATTCCTCGAAGGTAAGTTTGTAAAGTTGATCGTTGTTAACCGCAGTGACATACAGAAGTTCGAACGCTACGTCGATAAGATACAGCAGTATAAGATTCACGAGTTAGA